CGCTCTTCCGATCTTAGACCCCATTATTGAGAATGGTTCCCATTAAGGTGGTGAGGGTCTGAGACACGCCGTGCAAGTTTGACGTGTTGCGTGTTGTGTGCTAGCGAAAAATTGAACGGGAAAAACGTGCCGTGTCGGCGTGTCGTGTTTTGTGTGTGTTATATTTGAGGTGTCAACAAAAAAAAACAAACAAAAAGGAGTGATTAAAATGTTTAAAGTTAATGCCTATGTAACTGAGATTGTACCGAATCATGTATATTCGGTTGATATTGACGGTTTTGAGAAAATTGTTACTACTTGTAAGGAGATTGATAATGGCGTGGTTACGTTTAAATCAGCTCTTACTAGGGTTCTTGATGATGCTTATGATGATTGTGATTTCGTGTGTTGTGGTGTTAAAAATGGTGTTGGTTGTTATGTTGTCTCAATTTATGATTATGTATGGTGACTGACATAATTGTTTAAATGATAAAAACCCCGCATATAATGCGGGGTTTTTATGTTTTCATATTATTTTATGCTGTCCATGTGGCGTGTACGCTCATGTTGCCTGTTTGTCCGGTGTAGTTCATCATGCTTACTTTGGTGCCTAAGAATTGGTATAGGCGTGGCGTGGTTGTGCTACCCGCGCTTACGCCCCATACCCATACGTTATGCCATGTAGAAGCCCAACCGGGGAGGTCGCGCCCGTAGCCCTCGCTTATGTTCGGTACGGGTCCGGCTATGTCGTATGTTACTATGCCGTTTTGTAGGGTTACGAAGCCTTTTGCGTCACCGAATACGGTGTTTATCATGGCTTGTCGTGGTTTGTAGTTGTCGTATGCGCCGTCGTATATGTATTTTGCTATGGTTTGTGCGCCTAGTTGGTTTGGGTGTATTTTGTCTGATCCTATTGAGTTTGTTTCGCCTTTTAGCCATAGGTAGGCGAATTTTAGTGTTTCGGTGTTTGGCGTGTGAGTGGTGATTGCTTCGGCACCGTTTGTTAGTGCGGCTAGTTTCTCTCTTCCGTTGCCGTCTATGAAACCAGCATCATATAACATTGGTGCTATTATGATTCGTGCGTTAGGGAAAATGGTTATCATTCGGTTTATGCATTCCTGTATTTTTGTCTTAGCGTCATTGTAGTTCAGTATGTCGTTTCGCCCACCTGCTAATACGGCTAGTTTGACTTTGTTTTTGTCTAGTGTGCTGTCTGTGTTTGCGTTGTTTATTTGGTTTATGAATGTTCGCGTATCCACATTGAAACCGGCACCGCTGACGGCGTAGTTTTTGAGTGTCAGTGTTGGGATGTATTGGTGTAACCAATACGGCCATGTGTTTTGTGGTGTGGTTGAGTCTGCGTAAGAGTCGCCGAATGTTACCATATATCCGCTATTATATTTGTAGTTGCTTATGGTGGTGTTGATTGTGCTAATGTCTTGAGTGTTTTTGTTAATGTTTTGAGTGTTTTTGCTAATGTCTTGAGTGTTTTTGCTAATGTCTTGAGTGTTTTTGTTTATTTTATTTTTGAGGGTGGTTGCATCTGTAACGTTGTTTACGCCTAGCGCGTTTAGACTTGATTTGTTGTTTTGTGCTGTTTCTGCTGTGTTATCTATTTTGGTTTTGAGTTGTGTTGCGGTTTTGGTATCGGTTACGCCTAATGCTGTGAGATTTTTGGTGTTGTTTTGTGCTGTTTCTAGCGCTTGTGTGGCTTTACCGCCCGCAGTGTTTGCGTTAGTGTTGATTTTATAGAGATTAGTGTCGATAATGTCCATTGACGCGTTGTATTGATCGTTTAGGTTGGCCGCGTCGCCGGTTTGATATTTTTCGAGATTGAAGTTGGTTGTGTAATCGGTCATGTTAGTTGTCCTTCCTGAGGTTTGTCGGATGATTTATTTCTGTCTGCACTTTTAGTTGATGTATTACGCGGTCTAGGGTGCGCATTGCGGCGTTGTATCCGTCGCGTAGGTCGGCTAGGTCTCCTGTTTCGTATAGTGGCAGGTGATAGAACGGGGTTTCTGTTGCCATGATATTCCTTTTTATGAGAGTGGCGGATATTTGTCGCCGGTGGTTGGGTTAGTAACACGTGGTGTTGTGTCATTGAATATGGTGAGATTGCCGATTGCGGGTGTTTCGTCGGTTCGGTGCTTGGCTAGTTTGTCGGTGTTGATATCGGCTATTTGAGTGACGCGTGCGCCGTACACTGCTAGTTCGCGGTACAAGTCGCGTAGTGCTGTTTTACTGTCAGTGTATTCGCCTTTTGTGACGTTCCATACTAGTTGTGTGTCTCCTATGTGGTCGATTTGTTCTTGTATTTGCGCTATGGCGATTGCATAATCGTTTAGGTGTGCTTCAATGTTTTTTATTCTTGTATCGTGGTCGTTCAATGTTTTGTTTATGTCGGTTACGATTTCGTCAAGATATGCCGTTATGTGGTCGATTTCACACGCAATGTGTTTTATTATTTCCTCTTGACTTTTGGCGTTCCAGTAAAACGCGGGTATAGCGGGCGTGTACGGCCATACCGAGAAAAATGGTAGATATGGAAGCATTATTTTTCCTTCCTTGCGAGGTTGATTCGTTGCGCCAAAACGTCGGCGTATTGTAGCATGATGGCGTATTGTTTTATCAACAATTTATAGTGATTATCTGTCAGCGTTTTCTTTTTGTTCATTTGTTTCAATAGATAATCACCTAGTTTGTTGATGTTTTCGGTAAGTTTAGAATATTCGTTTTCGACTCTGACTAATGTATTGGCGTCCATAAAATCACCTCGTTAGTAATTGTTTATGTTGATAGTCCATAACGGGCTGAAACATGATTCTAGATGATCGAGCAACAACACGTCAATATCAACATAATCACCGTTTCGGATGCGATTGATTTTGTCCATGAAATTACCGTTAGCGATTGTCTCGTATTGATTGTCAGTCGCGTTGCTTGCGTAGTCTTGGTTTTCGGTGAGCTGTGTTGCGGGAAAATCGGAAAACACGGTGCGCATTTTATGCCATGTGTCGCTATCGCTGAGTATTATATCGGGATTATTGTCTATAAGCGCATAGAGCGGGCGCAATGTCGGCATGATTTCACGTATAAGCCGCATAAAGTGCCGTCGCCATCTTGACGGTGGCATGACGCCTAGTTCCCGGTCGTAGAAACGGTTTTCGATTTTACGGCAACAGCGCGTGTATTGCGTGTCATCATAGGCAACGTCCCGCCATGACCATGTGGCATTATCCCAGTCAACGCCGCCGGGCACGTCGAGTAGTTCGCCAAACGTGTACGTCATCACGCCATGAAATTCGTCGCGTGATTCGCACGGCTGGTAGCTGTCTATGTCATTCATCATTATCATCACCGGCCAATCTTTCAAGGTTGTTCAAATAATCATAATTGCGTGAGATGTTGTCTTCGTTCCACACGACTTGTATCGGTTCCTTGAGGTATTTTTCAAACCGGGTGTTGAGTATATCGCAGGCGGCGCGGCGTTCTTCCAGTTCGCTGAGCGCGCGTAGGTCGGTCGGTTCGCCGTAGTCCTGTATTTCGTCGGCGGTCTGCCGTTCCATTTTCAAGGGGAGGTTTTTGATCCCCAGCGCTTGATAGAACGAGTTCCACGTGTTTTGTATGTCGTTCTGTAATTCCATTCCGATATATTCGACGTTGGTTTTCAGCACGTTGGCTTTCATGGAATCGGTGAAACCGGGTGTCGCCATGATTGCCATTTCACCGCCGCTGATTTGCTTGATAACGTTGATACCCGCCGTCTGCTGACCGGCGGGAACCTCCAAAATAAACGGTGTTTTCTGGTTGAAACGATTTTGCCGTCGCGTCATGTACAAATCTTCTATTTCATGCGCGAAAAACTCGATGGTCGGAATGAGCGGCGTGCGGGCGCGGTTAGCGTAGATGAAAACACCATTGGAATTGTTCACCGGGAATCTCCAACCGTTAATACCGTAGCTATCCCATTTCTTCGGTTTGTAATACACGTTGAAATTCGATGTTGTCACCGCTTGCGTGCTGAAAAACACTCCGGGCTTGCTATGCGGAAACGCGATTGTCGCGTAACCAAAATATAATAGATTGTATTCAAGAAACCACGCGTCACATGTTTTCGGCAGATTCAACCATTTGAACCGTGATAACGCGATATTCAACATTTGCGAATACGCCATCGAATACGCTTGCGAATTGAGCGTCTCGGACTGTTGCCATACCGGCGCGCCGCGCTCTCCCAGTTCCGCGCGGGTCAACGGCCTTTTATGTGTACGTTTGCGTCCCATACTTTCCACCTTATAGATTGTCGTGTACGAAGTCGCCGCCGACTTCCTCGGGTCTGTTCCATATTGTAACACCGGTATTGAAAATATCTCTTATTGTCTGCAATTGCTCGTTTTGCGCAAGCGGGCATATCGTCCATATGTCGGCGGTCTGCCAATACGTGTAATGCTTGCACGTTGTCAGCGTCGGTTTGTTGTAGAGTTTGTTGCTTGCTATCCCGTAGCGTAGCATGTAATCTCCCGCCGCCGCGATCGCGCCGTTATCCTCCGTGACTATTTTCACGGTCATGGTGTCAAGCCCCGTGGCCTGTCTGAAATTGTCGCCGCCATACGCGCCGACTGGTTGCGCGGGATGGTTGAGCATGTCGCGCCATGACGCATTCGTGTTGTCGCGCGCGTTCATCATGATTCGTTTGGCGTTGTCAACCGTCAGACCACGTGACGCGCCCGCGTTAGTGTTGGCCGTACCCGTGCTTGTGGCGGTCATGTCGGTGGCCGCGCTTGTGCTGTGCTCGGTAACGCGGTCAGCTTGCGTGTTCGCGCGACTGGTCACGGCGGTGGCCTGTGTTATGGCATGTTGTGTTTGCTCGGTGTTGGCCTGTATTGCGGTTTTCGCTTTATCATTTGCAACATAATTAGATGTCGCGTTGAGTTCCTGACTGTTAGTGATTGCAATACCGGTGTTGTAACCTTGAAGCGCCGCACCGCCGATAGCCATTGCACCGGCCACCACCGGTGAGGCCGCGCCGCCGGTGCCGATTACCAGCGCGGCCCCCGCCATTGTGCCTATCGCACTTGCCACGTTTGTTATTGCCTGAGTTTGGGTACCCTCTACAAAAGCTTCATTCTGCAGTGTATTATCATCACTTACATCACGGTTGATTTTGACCGTGCTAGTGCTCAAGTCAGCGGTTTGGCGTGTGTTCGAGTATGTGAGATTATCCGATCGCACACTATTGGACTCGTCTTTTATCGCTATGTCGCGTTGATTCGCGCGTGCGGTGTTCGACACCGTCGCCGCACTGCTACGATACGTGTTTGCTTGACTGACATTAGCCGAGCGCGCGCCGTTTTCATACGTCAGCGTGGCGTTTTGCCGTGCCTGACTTACGGCGACATTGTAGGAGGCGGCGCGTTGCGCGTCGATTGCGCGGCGTTGCAACGCATACGTCGGAATGTCATGGGATATCAGCGTTTTGAGCACGTCCGCGTTCGGCACGTCGGCGGTAATGCTAGCACCGTTGATGGCGTTAATGGTTATGGACGTGCCGCCGTCACCCCCGACACCGTCAAGCCATGCGAGTTGTCGTAATATCGGGTAACTTAATGACGTGACGGTTTGCGCCGAGAGATGGCCGCAATCAGCTATTTCCACCCGAGTTTTATTGCCGATATTGTCGGATATTTCCAAGTGTGCGTAGGGCGCAAGGTACAGTCGTGTTATTTTGGCGTACTCAGACAAATAACCGAAGTCATTTATTGTTAGATTAATGTCCGCTAGTTTTGTGCGCGCGCCGCTGACCGTATGCCATTCCACATCATTAACCGTAGTGACGGTTCCTAATTGCAGCATGCTTGCCGTGGAAACGAAAACAGATACGATCTGTGACATGATATGCGGATAATACGCAAACATCGTATCAAAATAATCACCCGATACTTTGGGTGATTCCAGCGCGTACATGTACACGTTGCTTGCGGTGAGGTTATCAATGGAATTATATGACGTACCCGCACCGGTTACGTTTGACGTGTTTATGTTCCCGGCACCCCATACAAAACCATTAACCGTTTCGTCGGCGTTAGTGTATGACGGACTGGTATCCGTAACGTCTGCACCGCGCGCACTACTCATTGATCGCAATTGTTGCGGGGAAAAAGTTGCGGCCAAACATATGTATCTTGTCCCGTTTTGCAAGTTAATCGGCGTGCTTTTTTTAATGTTCGTCGCCGCGTTGCCATAATCAACGTCGGGCAACGTAAAATCACGACAGTTGGCCCGTGGGTTCTCCAGCAGTTTTTGCGGTGTTATTTCGGTCAATGGCGCGTGTCCGCGTGACAACAGCAAACCGTTGATTGTGGTGCTGTTGATATAGTCCGTCCATACATCACGTACAAGCGTGCATGTTGTCGTGTTTGGCGCTTCCGCGCGTACCGAGGTGACGAAAAAATGATAGCGTGTCTGCACGTCGGTTTGCTGATACGGCGTATTGACAATATCATGCGAAAAATCAACGACAATGTAATTATACCGTTGCGCCGTCATATACGGTACGGGCAATTTTATACCGTCCGTATCGGCGCGTGCGATATACATGTTAGTTGTGAGCTTGACAGACCCGCCGTCCAGCGCGTCGAACCATGCATCTCTTGCGGTATCATCTTGGAATTTCACAACATCGTGATAATCGTCGTACCAGTTCACGCGGCACAACTTTATTACCGTGTTTGGCGTCCAAATATTGTAGTCGAAAACGTTGCGGTACTGTTCGTACACGCGCGTATCAGTATCGGGGAACGGTGTTGCACCGTCTAAGTGTGGATATTTCATATATACCTCTTTATACAAAAATCGGGGTACCGGTTTTTTCCGGTACCCCGATTCTAACATAGTGTATTATTTTTTAACGGACGATGGTTTGGACATATCCCCGGCCGATGTTTCGGGCGTCTTTCCGGTCGACGCCGACGCTGGCGTTAACTTAAACGTTTGATATGCGTAATAGGTATCCGTCGCGCCGTTCGGGTTTATATATGTCGCCGTTCCAGTAACTTTAATCGTAAAGTTAGACGTAAGGCCGTCGCGTTGTACATGCAAACGAGCTTGATCATCAACATAAGTGTTGGCGTTCAGATGTTCAGGGGTGTCTACGTCGCCTGAAGAACTGTATGCGACTACTTCGTAAGTTGCCGAGTTTGGCGCGACTTCAATTGCGGTGCCAGTTGGCGTAATCGTTGCGGTAAGTTTCGGCACCAGCGGGATCACGTCACCCGGCCGGCAAGTTGTAACGCTCGGTGATAGCGTAAAACCGGTCACCTTCTGCGTCACGACCGTGATGCTTGTACCCGCGTCGGTAGTGAACAATGCACACGGGGTGAAAGGCGACACGCCGTAGATTCCCCAATGGTTCAAATACAGAGTGTTGCTAAGTGTCTGCGGGTTATAGAATTGGGTGGTGCCGTACATGGTGTCACGCACCTGATACCAGTCGGCCGAAACAAGCAACGCGACAGCGCCGGGGATACCGAGGTTAGGCACCTGCACGATACGATACGGCACTTCGGCTTTATCCAACTGGAACACGGCACTCAGTGCGTCAACGTCAAGGGACGCAAGATATTCCGGTTCAATCAGCAACACCATTTGCTGAGGGTTGGCGTATGCCGGAATTTCGGTCACGTTGAGCGCATTGTACTGGGTGCTGGGGAACTGCATACGTCCGGCGGTCGAACGCAACGCCTTGAGCAACGCCTTGGCGGTCGTTTCATCAGACGGGATACTATCAAGATGCACCTTATAAAAACCAAGATTCCGCTCGTAGTGGCGTATCAGCGCAAGCATGATGTTCATTTCATCATAATTATCGCTGTTGCGCGGCGTTTCCATAATCTGCGCAATAAAACGATTCAGGCCGAAGTCATCAACGAACGCTTGCCGCAATTCGTCATCTGTCCATGATATCGGGTATTGATCACGACGGTTCATCTCGTAGAACCAGACCGCCGCTTCGGGCCGGTGCATTTTCAAAAGCTCTTCGGCGTCATCCTTGTACCCGTGCGCCTTAATCCATTTGACGGCAATCTCCTGTACGGTGCTACCCCAATACAGATTTTCTTTCTTGAAAATCGCCAACGGGTTCTCAAATGGTGCGTTCTGCGCCATCACGGTGAGTCCGATACGGTTCACCATGTTCCACACACAATCATTGAGATACTGGCGGTTCATCGGGTCGAACAGATAACGCATGGTGTTCGCCACGCCGGTTTGCGTCGCGCTCGGTATGCGTTGCTGGTAGTCATCGGTGCCCTTGGTACGGACTTTATCCAAAATGGTTGCATTGTCTACTGCCATGATTTAATCCTTTTTTCAGAGTGTGTAGTCGAGGTTTTCCAAGTCTTCCGCCGCCGCCTGTGCGATTGCTTCAGCCGCGTCATCGTCGGTTTCCTTGACGGTTGCGCCGTTTTCGACCATCTGCGCCACGGAATCGGTGAAATTGTCGTAGATACCGTCGATTCGTTCGTTCATTGCATCAATCTTATCAAGCAACCGTGACAGCATGTCGCGCAAATCGTCGAACTCGCCTTCACGGTGCGTTTCGTCGGGGGTGAGGTCATCACGTTCGGCGGTGTCCCTCTCCTCGGTGGTTTCGTCATCCATTTGTTTTTCCTTCCATATATGAAAAAAGTCGTATCGGCGTGATACGGGCCGATACGACTTAAGGATAGCATACTTGCGACATGACTCACAGCGATAACCGGCGCGCTTATCCCTTACGGCCATATCATTGGCGGAGTCAACCGTGGAAGTCAATGACAATGTTTTAGCGGTCTCACTGCGGTATCTCTTTGTATGCCGTATGTTATTTTACGCCAAAATTCTTTAGCATGTCGCTTACGGCGTGTTGCGTTTCTACCGTATCATAGCGCAGATACCCCAGCGCATAATATGATGTAAGATTACGTATCAAATCTTTAGCCATGTTCGCGGTAAGATAGTTAAGTTTGTTGTCCGCTCGGGTGATTGCGAAATACAGTACATGTGCGCCGCTATCATATTTCGAGGATACGAAAACATAGCCGCAACGCAAATCGACATACACGCCGTATTCGTTTTGCAACCATCGAAAAACATACGTAAGTTTTGCATGTCCGTGTGGTTTTTCGATAAAATCAGTATTATGCCGCGCGAATTTGTTTTTAGAGGTGACGTCATCGTTGTTTTTCAGCATACGCCCCGCCACCGTGTTCTTTGTTTTTTGTTCGGCGTATTCATCGTCCCGCACATAGTCGAACAAGCATGTTTTCCCGCCTAGCCATTGCAAACCGTGTTCAGGTTCCAACGGTACGTCATAATGCCGAAAATAGGGATTAAAAGCGTCACAAGCGTTACCCAGCAGAAATACTCTCGGTTTGCGTAATCCCGTATCATCTGCGCGTTCTCGTGTGACGGTATCCACAAGTTTCGCCAATTGCTCAAACTCGTTTTTCAAGTACGTGTGATACCTATCATCGTTATCTATGATAATTTCATCCATGCAAATGTTCCGCACATTAACATAAGTGCTCTTTTTCTTCTGCTGTTGCAACGACAAAGGTATAAAATACCCGATTGTTTCCCACGGGTTTTCTTTTTTACCGGTTTTCTTTCTGCGAATTTCCGCTATTTTATTGGTGGTCCGAAATTCATAATCGGGAAAAATATTATCTTGTACGATACGACTAAAATAGTTCGCCGCGACATCGTTGTTTTCCTCACGAAACCGTGTCACTTCCACAAAACAATAGCCGTTTTTCAAATAATCCTCTATCATGTATTTTCGTACACCGTATGTCTTACCTAAACCACGCGCGCCGATAATCATATTAACATCTGCGTTACGCGGCAATATCAGTGTCTTAAGTCGATCATAGTAATATTTCGCCATCAATGCTCACAATCATGGGTCTGCCGTCCCGCACAATAAGTTCGCGCGGCAATGTCTCAACATTCCTATTATATATATCCCGCATGTATGCAAGATTCTCGCCGTTGGCCTGTTTGTCCGATTCGCCCAGCCACCTTCCGGACGGATACAACGCTATCGCCTCGGGCGCGTCAACATGACATGTCGCACCCCGATAATCGGTGACGGTGCCGACGTACCTATCCCACACATGCGGACGGTTACGTTGCAACGTATGGCAAATCTCATAATCAACCAACACATCATAACCAAGCGCCAAACGTACCGTTTCCGCGAACCCGTGACCCATGCGCATGATATCCTCGATACAGTCTTCAATGGTGTACACGCCGTCAGGCCGTGGCAATCCCGCGCAAGTGACATGCACGCGCCCGGACATATCCAAACTTACACGCGCCTTGTTCCACAGTTCCACGTGCTCGGCGTAACGAGTGGCACCCCCGCAGTCCTCAACCTCGAACTTTCCAATATGGTCAAGCGTCGACGCCATGTCGGACGCGGTGTTTCGGACGCGCCTCATGGTGAGATTGATTGCGTTTTCGATCGCGGCGTGCAATGGTTCGAGCGCGTCCAACAGCTCCGCATCGGCCACGTCATCGGCGCAACTGATTTTCAGGCTATCGGTATCACCGCCCGTGACGGTGACGCGATTACCGAAACGCCGATATATCAGCATCATGGCTATCACCAGATGCATACGTGACCCGGCTACAATTCGCATACCATACGTGTACAGCACGCGCGGTGTCTTCGGGCGTTTTTTCGCAAAATTCTCGGGAGTGCAGACCGTGGCCTTATCTACTTCCAGCTCACCGGTTTCCGTCACACGGTAATCGGCCTTCATTACGTCTTGCGCCTGAGTGCCATAGATTCCATTGAATTGTCCCTTAACGGTGCTACCGTAATAGGATTGCAAAAATTTCACGCTCAACGTACCCGCCCTAGCATCTCGCGCGATTCCCTCGGGGATCGACTCGGGTATGTCACCCGCATACGGTACACCCTCGGTGTAGTGTTTAATCAGGTTTTTAACATCAGTTTTCCGCGCAAAAAGCATATTGGATTGCAATGTCACGTAATCGGGCGGCACAATCGTTTTAGCGGTGGCCTCGCCATACAATACATGCATTTCGTCAAACTCATACGCCTGTGCCACGTTCCACAACTCAATCTCATTAACGTGCAAGATACATGCGTCCGCCCGATACAATTTTCCAAAAGCAAACGTCGGATTAACGGCACTATCAACGTAGCCGTGCGCCCTAATACTGTTTTCCTGTGTTTTCGCGCGTTCGTTGTTGCTGTAATCGGTGTCCGCTTGCAGCGTCCGCACGAACTTGGAGCGTGGACAGATCGCAATACCCCAATCGGCAAAACATGTGTTTACCCGCAATCTAAGGTTTGTAAAACTTATCGCAACATGCAACCCCGTGCGAAACGGGTCACTATAATTACGTAATACATCTTCAAGCGGCGTGTCAACGATACGCTCACATGCGATTTGCAAAATTTCCGGCGGGGCAACCGCGAATTTAACCGGCAAGCGCCGCCCGTTGATAAACGCATGATGCATTGACGTAACGTCAAGAGACGCCACGTTATCAACGACAACACTAGCGGTTTTAGCGCTCGTAAAAGTCAAACCGCCACGAAAACACGCTTTGCGCAACGCATAGGACTCGTAGTTCTTCGGAAACTCCTGATTGCACGTCATTTCAAACGCGCGTTGCAACGTGATTTTCTTACCGCCTTGCAACGTGACGCGCCGCCCGCCAATCTCACGGCGCGCCATCTGCCGCACCAATGACGTCTTGGTCAGCACGCGACAACCCAGCATGTCCGACGTAAGCCAATGGTTTGCACGCAACAGCCATTGCAGATACTGCGGTATCACCTGTACATCACGCCGCGCGTAAAACAATTCCTCCTCTGTCAACGGCGTTTCGGGCGTACGCACCAGCGAATAATCCCAATCGCCCACCGCTTTAGGCAGACCGCACGTCTCACCCATAGCGCGTAGGCCGCCCATTTCAAGGTAAAACGTATCCCAAAAACGGCACACCACATTACCATCAATGCACAAATCGAGCGTGTACACGCTGGTAGCGGTCTGTGCATTGACCTCGATCGTATACGATTGCGCCAATTCCAGCAAAAGAGTCTGCATGTCGAACATGAGATTATATGCCGCGATTATCGGCACATAACCACGCGTACGACCATACGTAATCAAACCATCAATGTACGCCAGCGCTTCGGACGTGCGCCGGTAAAAACGTACATCGTCCGTATCAGGCGTATACGATTCCAACGGGGTGTCCCGCAAATCGTTGAAAATATATAATATCGGATACGCGCGCGTTTCGGCACCCTCACCGATATTCGTTGTTTCGGTATCGAATATCGCCGCTACCCTGTATTCTTTCCGTGCTTTCATCGTACCACGTCAGGAGAAACCGCCACAAGCCATATCGGACTACCGCCGTCGGTATCCATATAATCTTCCAAATCGCCCGTATGCGCTTTCATGCTTTTGGCGTATTGCAACACTTTTTCATTGCGCGCCATAATGGTATCAAAAAGCTCACTCAACGAGTCCGCGTCATATGCCCTCATGACAGCCTCCAATCGTTTGTCAGGCGAAATATTCGGCTTCTGCCATATGTTTTGCGTGTATCGCCAAAAAATCTTGACTTTTTCCCGACCAAGCTCACCCAACGCGCTCGGCAACCCCTTAGATGCTATTCTCATCTCGGTGCGGAAAATGTTAAACGAACGTCTACGCTCCATCGCGCGACCTTTACCGCCGCGCACCTCGCCAACCTGACGCGCAAGCGTATCCGCGACTTCGTTGGCACGCTGGTATAATTCCTCACGCATGGCGCGATTACTCACGCGCCCGACATATGTTTTTTTCAACTGCGATTCAAGCCGCTGAATATAATCCCGTCGCGCGTTTGCCTCGCTCTCGGGCATGGCGGCCGTGATGCTTTTTTCCAGACTGTTTATCGCACGGCGTACGCGCTTACGCTTAGCGGTTAAAACGTCCGCCTGTTTACGCGCTCTAGGCATGATTTTACCACCCTCATAAAAAAAAGCGCCATATTATTTTATGACGCTTTTTTCTCATTTCAAACTACTTGATATCAAACTACTTAATTTCAAGCGATTTGGTAGACCTACCACCACCAAGCGGCGTCTTTTTCACTGCCACGGGGATACCGTTAGGCGCGTTAAAATCAGGGAACATATCATAAATATCCAACACGCTACGATAAATGCCCTGCGACTGGCTGAAATACGTATTACCGTCATTTGCAAAAAGATAGACGTTAACGCACTTCTGTCCCGTCTGGGAACGCACGCCCGGCGCGGTGTACGCGCCAATGACCGTTAGCGGCGTGTCACCGATAGCGTTCAGCGACAACGCATTGTTACGCGCGTTGACAATGGCACGCTTGCCCTCAAAAGTACTGTTGTCCATCGTACAAATGTAACGATAATTGTCAACAGGGGTTTGGGCGGTTTCATTAGCGGTGTCGTTCATCTGTTCATTGTCCTTGGTCATGATGTTTCCTTCCAAAATCAGAATTCAGGTTCGTTATCGTTGTCGTTATCGTTGTCGTTATCGGTGTCGTTATCGTTGTCGTTATCGTTGTCGTTATCGTTGTCGTTATCGGTGTCGGTATCGGGATCGGTTACGACGGTTTCGGCGTGTGCGATAAACGTGTCAACGTCCATAGCATACGTTGTCTTATGTACGGTGATATCATCAATCAGGACGTTAACGATACCCGCGTCCATAAGCGCCTTAACTGCTTTTTCAACGGTACGAATGTTCCCGATAGCGTGGAACGTTTTCAACTCGCCGTTACGGTCATAATAGCTGATATCACTATTAGCGATTACCTTACGAATCTTGCGCATATTATTATCCTTTGTATCTGTTTTCTGTTAACATTTTTGCTAACACATATATTTATAGCATAAAAATCGGCGTGTGCAAAAAGCGACACGCCGATTATTAACAATGGTTATCAATAGCGCAAAATCTGACCCGGATAAATCAAACTCGGGTTAGACAAACCGTTAACCGACGCGACACGCGACCAATCAACGCCGAAAACAGCCCACAAACTATCACCCGGTTGCACCGTATACGTGCGCACCGCACTCGTATTCGACTGCGCAACAGTGCCACCGCCATAGCAAACGGTTTCGCCGGGATATATCACATTGGGATCACCAGACGCATACCCCGACCAATCAGACCACGACCCCAAACCAGTCGCCGCCGCGATACTAGACAACGTGTCACCCGGCCCGACCGTAACACACGTAGACGCACAACCCGCGTCCGGTACCGGTTCCGGTGCCGGAGTCGAAACACCGCCATCACGCTCACCGCGCGCATACGCGTCCCACTGCCAGCGCTCACCCCTAAAATAATTCAAATCCAGAGGGCCATAACCCGACACGTAACCATTAGACGTATACTGTCGCATGGCCTCACCATACGCGTCATAAAGCCACGGCACCGCCTGATAACCAGTCGGCACGTTCGACGCATATTGCGCAACCCAAACACCGCAATGCTCACGTACATACGGCGTGAGCTGACCCAACGAATACGCCCCCGTATAAACGACAGGCCACACTTTCGTTCGATCATACACGCGCCGCACCCAAGTCTCGACCCACACGCCGTTACCGAACTGCGGGTTATCGTCAGACTCCCAGTCTAATGCAAGCACGGCCCGCCCGACATATCCGGCAACGTTATCCACGAAAAAATCAGCTTCAGCGACTGCATCATTGCCCATTGCATAATGGTACACGCCGATACTTTTACCGCTGTCCACTGCACGACCAAGTTGATAATTCGCGGCCTGATTAACGCCATTGACCAAACAGACATTATTAAAACCGCCAACACCCCAAGTCGCGCCAGCCACAACAAAATCAGCATCGAGCGCATACGTATCGATATCACACTGCCAATTGCTCACGTCAAAACCCCGCATATCCGCGTATGCAGACGGCACGAAAACCAACGACAACACGCATACGCACGCCAATATGCTACGCCATATTCGTTTCATCAACATTATCACCCCCCTTATCATTCTTAAGCAAGGCTATAAGTTCTTCAGTCAAAACATTGTTCTTCGTCATCAAATTATTAAAATCGCGGAACGTCGTGGCAATAAACCACGCCATACCACAACACGCGACAATCGGGAAACCCACACTACCCACAAGGGTAACGATAGAACTCATATCCATATGCATACACCTCATACAAAAAAGGCCACAACATGCCAAACAGCATGTCATGGCCTAATATATCACACTAACAATAACGATAACGATTCTCAACAGCCGTGGCCTATCCGGGAATTGAACCCGACCCGCACATCTTATAAGAATGTCGCTCTAACCACTGAGCTAATAGGCCAAACAACACCATACTACACACCCGTATCATTCCACAAATTCAACCGCATTAAAGCAATATCATCAGCATAATGCGCCATCACAAAATCAAACAAACCCACACAATCCGAGTTACTACACCCAGTCTCATAATGCCCCACACGCATACGACGAACACGACGCACACCCTTAACCATACTACCACCTATATAAAAACGCTTACAACCATTACACCTATGATAACCCATCACACCCAATGCCTCCTACCATAACCAAGAGATATCACACCACATCGTCCCGCAACCAAACAATTCATAGGATATAAATATATCACATCATTAACATCAGCAAAACACTGCACAAAATCACTTTCACATGCACCCTCATCAAGCAAACGACGAACACAATAATAATTCATAAAACTATACCCCTTAATCATTTTAATCACGCCTTGTTCCCAAAACTCGGGTATAGGCATTAACTTTAAACATTTTAATCACTCCTTTTTGTTTGTTTTTTTTTGTTGACACCTCAAATATAACACACACAAAACACGACACGCCGACACGGCACGTTTTTCCCGTTCAATTTTTCGCTAGCACACAACACGCAACACGTCAAACTTGCACGGCGTGTCTCAGACCCTCACCACCTTAATGGGAACCATTCTCAATAATGGGGTCTAAGATCGGAAGAGCG